GAGCGCATCCGCCTAGCCTTCGAACCGGCACGGACCGTGCGCACCGGTCGCCAGACCTTCAAGCTCACCATCAAGGCGGAGGGCGTATGACCGCTCTGCGCATCATCACCGCCGATGAGCGGCTGGCCGAGGAGCGCGGCGTCAAGGCCGCTATCCTGGGCAAGCCCGGCATGGGTAAGACTTGGCTGCTCAACACCACCTGCGCGATGAGCACGCTGTTCATGGACCTTGAGGCGGGCGATCTCGCCGTCCAGGGATGGCCGGGCGCCTCGATCCGCCCGCGTACCTGGGAGGAATGCCGCGACCTGGCGCTCTTCCTGGCCGGCCCGAACCCCGCCCTGCGCGATGACCAGCCCTACTCCGCAGCCCAGCATGTTCGGGTGGTTCGCGAATACGGCGATCCGGCACGCATGGACCACTACGTCACTCTGTTCATCGACAGCATCACGGTGGCCGGTCGCCTCTGCTTTCAGTGGTGCCGCGGCCAGCCCGAGGCATTCGCAGAGCGGACCGGCAAGCCTGACGTGCGCGGCGCCTACGGCCTGCATGGGCGCGAGATGATCGCCTGGCTCACGCATCTGCAGCACGCCCGCGGCCGCAACGTGATCTTCGTGGGGATCCTCGATGAGAAGCTCGACGACTTCAATCGTCGCGTCTTCAGCCTGCAGATCGAGGGCAGCAAAACCAGCCTCGAACTGCCGGGCATCGTCGATGAGGTGCTCACGCTAGCGGAGATTAAGGACCAGGGCGGACAGCCGTTCCGGGCGCTGGTCTGCCAGACGCTGAACCCCTGGGGCTATCCGGCGAAGGACCGCAGCGGCCGGCTCGACCTGCTGGAGCCGCCCGACCTCGGCCGCCTCTTCGCGAAGATCCGCGGGACGGCAGCGCCCATCGATGCGCCACTGGGGCTGCCCACGCCGCTCAGTACCACCACCGACAACCCCACCACCTGACCGGAGGAGAAGCACTATGGCTTCCTGGAACGACTACAACGACGCCCAGTCCAACCCGAACCTGATCCCCAAGGGAACGCTGGCGAAGGTCCGCCTCACCATCCGCCCCGGCGGCTTCGACGACCCCAGCCAGGGCTGGACCGGCGGCTTCGCGACGCGTGGCAGCACTGGCGCGGTCTATCTCAACGGCGAGTTCACCGTGCTGGAAGGACCCTACGCCAAGCGCAAGATCTTCACACTTATCGGCCTCTACAGCCCGAAGGGCCCGGACTGGGGGAACATGGGCCGCAGCTTTCTGCGGGGAATGCTGAACTCCGCCAGAGGCATCTCCGACAAGGACGTTTCGCCCCAGGCGCAGGCGGCCCGTCGCATCGGCGGCTTTGCTGACCTTGAGGGCCTGGAGTTCCTGGCGAAGATCGAGCACGGCACCGACGCCGGCGGTGAGGCCAAGAACGAAATCCGCATGGCCGTGACGCCCGACAACCGAGACTACGCGAAAGCCATGGGACGCACTGGGACACCGGGCCAGGCCTATGCGTCGCCAGTGCAGACGCCGCCGCCCGTCGCGCCGGCGATGCAACAAGGCGTCTTCCCGGTCGCGCAGCAGCCCGCCGTCGGTGCTGACCCGCGCCCCGCCTGGGCGCGCTGAGGGAGGGCGCAACCAGCATGATGCTCCGTCCCCGCCAGAAGCTCTTTGTCGAGCGCAGCCTTCGTGCGCTCGACGAGCATGGCAACACTCTCGGCGTCGCCCCGACCGGTGCCGGCAAAACGATCATGCTGTCGGCGGCGGTGGGCGAGCATATCGGCAGCGGCTCTGGAAAGGCTGCCGTCCTCGCGCACCGAGATGAGCTGACAACCCAGAACCTGGCGAAGTTCCGTCGCGTGAACCCGGGTATCAGCACCTCGGTGGTGGATGCGGGCCAGAAATCCTGGGGCGGCCAGGTCACTTTCGCCATGGTGCCGACGCTGACGCGCGCGGCCAACCTGGAAGCCATGCCGGCACTGGACCTGCTGGTGATCGACGAGGCGCATCACGCCGTCGCTGACAGCTATCAGCGCATCATCCGCCAGGCCCTGCACCGCAATCCGATGTGCCGAATCTACGGTGTCACCGCCACGCCGAACCGCGGGGACCGCAAGGGCCTGCGGGACGTCTTCTCCAATGTCGCCGACCAAATCAGGCTCGGCGAACTGGTCCGGTCTGGCCACCTCGTTCCGCCCCGCACCTTCATCATCGATGTCGGCGTGCAGGACGAGCTGCGTGCCGTCCGCCAATCCGGTGATGACTTCGATATGACGGCCGTCGATCGGATCATGAACCGCGCGCCCGTCACCGAGGCCGTCATCGAACATTGGCAGCAGCATGCCAGCGATCGCCAGACGGTGGTGTTCTGCTCGACCGTGCCGCACGCCGAGGACGTTGCAAGTGCCTATCGGCAGGCCGGTGCGTCAGCCGCCACAGTGACCGGCGAGATGCCGGAGCAGGATCGCCAGCGTGTCCTGGCCGCCTATGCCGCGGGCAAGATTCAGGTCGTGGTGAATGTCGCGGTGCTGACCGAGGGCTGGGATCACCCGCCCACCTCCTGCGTCGTGCTGCTGCGGCCCAGCTCCTTCAAATCCACCATGATCCAGATGGTGGGCCGCGGGCTGCGCACCGTCGATCCCACCGAGCATCCTGGCACCGTCAAACGGGACTGCATCGTGCTCGATTTCGGCACCTCATCGCTGCTGCACGGGTCTCTCGAGCAGGATGTGGACCTGGAGGGATATGAGCCCGAAGGCGAGGCGCCGACCAAGACATGCCCCCATTGTGAGGGCGAAATCCCGCTGGCCTGCACAGCCTGCCCGCTCTGCGGCGCCAACCTGATCCCGCCGGTGGTGCCGGGTGCGGTCAGTGAGCACCCGAACGGCTCGCTCTCCCAATTCATCATGACGGAGATTGATCTCCTCCAGCGCTCCGCCTTCCAGTGGTGCGACCTCTTCGGGGACGACGCCGCGCTGCTGGCCAATGGGTTCAACGGCTGGGCCGGCATCTTCTTCCTGAATGGGGTCTGGCATGCGGTCGGTGGCGCGAAGGATGAGCGGCCGCGCCTGCTGTCCATCGGTGAGCGGCTGGTGGCGCTGGCCGCGGCGGATGACTGGCTGAACGCGCACGAGACCGATGAGAGCGCCCATAAGAGTAAGCGCTGGCACCGCGAAGCTCCGACCGAGCGCCAGCTGGCCCTCCTGCCGCCCGAGGCACGCGCTGATCTCGGCATGACCCGCTACCAGGCCTCGGCGCTGCTGACATTCCAGTTCAACCGCCAGGTGATCCGCAGGCTGGTGCGAAATGCGCAGCCCTTGGCGCTGGAGCAGGCGGCGTGACCGGCCATGCGCAACCCCGTCCCACCCTGCGCCATCTGCCGTCACTCAACCCGCGGCTTTGGCTGGTTCGATCCAACGCGGCGGCGGCCACCACGCCCCACCGCTTCCTTCTGCAGCATGCCCTGCCTGGCGCTGTGGACCACCCTTGCCGCCAGGAGCGCACCCGCCATGGTTGATCTTACCGAACAGGAACAGGCCGCCATCCGCGCCACCATGCGCCCGCTGGGCGAATGTCTGGGGGAGATTGGCTGGCAGACGCGGCTGATCGACCTCACCGAACCGCAGGTGCTGACGCTGATCGAGGTCGCCGTCGGCGGCTTCCAGGAGGCAATGCAGGCGACGGCCCGGCAAGTGCATGCCCCGCATCGCCCGCTCACCGCAGCGGATGCACCCTTCTGATGCTGGACCTCAACAGCCGCAGCCAGACCTCCATGCACGTGAATGCCGCGATCGACGCGGCCTTGGTCGCCAGCAACCTGGCCACGCCGCCGCGCAGCTACCTCGGCGGCTCCCGCCTGGGCCATGTCTGCGAGCGAGCGCTGCAATTCGAATTCGTAAAGGCCCCAAAGGATGAGGGCGCAGATTTCGATGGGCGGCTGCTGCGTATCTTTGGCATCGGGCACGCGCTGGAGGATGTCGCCGTCGCCTGGCTGCGCGCCGCCGGGTTCGATCTCTATACGCGCAAGGGTGATCGGCCGGATGGGGAGCAGTTCGGCTTCTCGGTCGCCGGTGGGCGGATCCGCGGCCATGTGGATGGCGTCCTGGCTAGCGGGCCCACCATTCCAGGCATGGCCTTTCCCGCACTCTGGGAATGCAAGACCATGAACGCGAAGTCCTGGCGCGAGACGTCCAACAAGGGCGTGGCGGCGAGCAAGCCGATCTACGCGGCGCAGATCGCGGTCTACCAGGCATATATGGACGCGACCGTGCCGGGGGTGGCGGACAATCCGGCGCTGTTCACAGCCATCAACAAGGACACTGCCGAACTGCATCACGAGCTGGTGCCGTTCAACGCGGATCTGGCGCAGCGCATGTCGGACCGTGGCGTACGCATCCTGGCCGCCACCGATGCCGGCGACCTGCTGCCCAGGATAGCTGCCCAGCCCGACCATTTCGAATGTCGCTTCTGCCCCTGGGCTAAGCGCTGCTGGGCGCTGCCGGCATGAACCAATGGGGCGACTTCAACGACGCGGCACCGCTTGTCGATGATGGCGGAACCGATATTCCCGACAGTGGGAATCTCGAGAGGGATCGAATTCCCGCCGCAGTGGACCTGGCAGCGATCACCACCTTCTTGCAAGTGGTCTTCGGCTATTGCGATGGACTGGTCCCCGTCCGCGGCTTCGTGGACCAGGGCCAAGGGCTGGAGACAAAGCCGCACAACATTTGGCTCCCCGCCGACGGCAACGCACCCGAGCTGCTGGCGACCTATGCCACCTGGGCGGCGCGCGAAGGCAGTGCCGTCTATGTCATCCCCGGCACGGTCGCGGAGCATGGCCAGGCTCGCAGCGAGCATGTGCTACAAATGCAGACCCTGGTGGTGGATCTCGACGCCGGCGATATCGAGGCCAAGCTGGCGCACCTCGTCCAGCACCTGGGCGTGCCCACCCTGCTGGTCGAGAGCGGCGGTCGTACCACCGAGGGCCAAGCCAAGCTGCATGTCTGGTGGCGCCTCACGGAGCCGGCCGAAGGCACTGACCTCCAGCGCCTCTGCGCCATGCGCGGCGAGATCGCAGACAAGGTAGGCGGCGACACTCATTTCCGCTCCGTCCACCAGCCCATTCGTGTCCCCGGTACCGTCTATCGCAAGGGCGGTGCCGAGCGCGTCGTCACCATCCGCCAGCAGAATCTGCGCCACGAGGTCGAGCTGGCCTACCTCGCCGAAGCCGTGGCCGCCATGCCCTTCCTACCGGGGCAGGAGCCCAGCCAGACCGCGCCACAGGGCGGTCGCCATGGGCTCGATGTCATCCTTACGACCCCTGTTCGTGAAGGCGCCCAGGACGCATGGACGCGCTTCCAGGGCGCCAGCGCCGCGATCGGACACTTTATCCGCATGGTCCATGATGGCCGCATGACAGGCGACGAGGGCTGGGAGGCCGTCTGCCAATACAACGCCGCATGCCTGCGGCCAGAATGGCCGCTGGACCGCCTCAAGGCGGAGGCCGATGCGCTCTGGGCGCTGCACGTCGAACGGAACGGACCGGCCGTTCTCCGTGCCGTTGACGCACCACCCGCCAGTGTCTCCGCGCACACCCTGGGTGCGCTGCTCGACGACACCTCGCCAATGCCGGACGACCTCATCGGGCCGCGTCTGCTGACGCCGGGTGGCATGCTGGTGCTGGGCGGGGCGCCCAAGGTTGGGAAATCCGACTTCCTGATCAACCTGCTGGTCCACGCCGCCGCTGGCGCACCGTTCCTTCACTTCACCGCAACGCGCCCACTACGGGTGTTCTATCTCCAGGCCGAGATCCAATACCACTACCTGCGCGAACGCCTGCAACAGCTGCGGCTCGATCCCGGCGTCGTAGCCCGCGCCCGCGACACCCTGAGGGCGAGTTGGTGTTCGAACCCTTCGGCGGCTCCGGCACCACCATTCTCGCCGGCCAACGCATCGGCCGCCGCGTGCGCGCCATCGAGCTGGCGCCGGCCTATGTC